GTCGTACCAAAACATCGTATTTAATTCTGCTTTGATTTTATCATAGGCTTTGTCATAATCAACATCGCAATCTAATTTAGAGTAATTAGTATCTTCAATATTAATCATTGTAATATTTTTGCCTTTTCTTTTTAAATCTATGTATAAAGTTTTTAGTACCTTATAAATGTAGTAATAGTTAATGTCATTATCGTAATAAACGATGTCTAAGCCATTTTCTATCTTAGGTAGTACTTTCATATACATTTCCTGTACAATGTCCTCAGCTATTGTTTTATCACACCCAAAAGAACTTACAACGTCTATCCACGTTTTATGCTTTTTAGCTAGTAATAATATAACTTCTTTATTTGACATTATTTCAATGGGTCGTATAGGTTTTCTATTATTTGTGGTAATCCAAAATCATTAACTTCAAAACTAAATGTATCAAAAGAATATCCTCTAGATCTTCCACACTTTACAGTAACCCAATCTTTATTAACAGTATTGGCTTCTAGTTGTATAACTGTCTCTGCTTTCTTTTCTAAGAAACTACCTAAATGTCCTGTACCTAGTTTTGAACTACCAAAGTTTTGATGTATAACGTTTATAATGTGGCATTTGTATATTGATGACCATTCCATTAATTTCTGAACTAATTGATTGCTTTCTGAAATATTATTAGCATCAGAACATAAGTCTGCAATTCCATCTATAATTAATAAAGATGGAGTTTTAATTCTTTCTTTTAAATAGTAATCTATAAATTCAATTCTCATTTTATAGTCTATTGACCTTAACCCAAAGGTATGATAAATTTCTGAATTAATACTTGAGTCCATTTTATGTACCCTTTCAAATACTTTTTGGCAATGCCATAGTCCCTGCTCTGTATCAATATGTATAAGGTGTCCGTTATTACCTCTATGTCCTTTTATATTACCTCCAAATGTATTTTGACCACTTAAATAGCAAGATGCTAGTAGTGATATAAAGAATGTTTTCTTTGTTTTAGGTGGTGCAGTAACTACTGATAAGTTGCCAAATGTTCCAATCGGAATTGGTACTATTAAATCCCCCTCAACTTTATTAGACTTAACTACCTTTTCTCCATACGATAATGCAACAGGAGGATAATCTATTTTTTCTTTTGAATCTACAAAGCAGTCTTCTTCTATAAACTGCATTAACATATTGTGTTCGTTCTGTTTTTCTGTCATTTATATTCCCTTAAAGTTATAACTATTTTATAAATATATAAAAAAAAAGGTATAGATAATAAAACCTATACCCTTTTTATTAAAATTGGTTAGTTTTAGAATGGTAAGTCTGCATCAGCAGTTGCTTCAACTTTAGCTTCCTCTTTTTCTGCTAAAGTGATATTTCCATCAGTCCAAACTACTTTTCCATTTCCTAAGTAATTCTTCTGAACTTTTGCATCCCTTTCTTCTTTGGTTTGGCTATCCATAAAAGCAACGTTGTTTCCATATCTAGTTTCATCTTGAACTGATATAGTAAAGTTATAATAGACTGCTCCGTCTTTACCCATTATAAATTTTTCCTTTGGTAATTTGTCAACTCTAATTGATCCTGTAATAAGTGTACTCATAATTTATTTATTTAGTTATTAATTATTTCTTTTTAAAATCATCTGATTCATCTTCTCCAAATACTCCTAATTCATAAAAGCCTGTAAGTTTTAATACTGCCCTGCTTAATGCACGTTTCTCTGCCATCTCAGCAACATACCAACTATTGCAGTTTCCGTCTTTATAGTTAGCACCTTTTAATGCACTTCCAAAAGTTTCTAGTATTGTATTTGGTTTTGCTGAAAGGTATGCATTCGCTTTAAATACTGCAAAGTTAGTTTCGCATTTTACAACCTCATAGGTTATAGTAATGTTTTCTTTAGCCTGTATTTTTTCAATACCTTGCCTTGTAATGATTACATAATGCTGATGCTTGTAAACATCATCTTTTTGTAAATCGTACTTTTTGTAAAGTTCTAATAGTTTTTCCCTGTTCATTTTATCTATATTTAAAAAATTCTTTTGATACTTCTATTTGTGCTTCTAAAAATTCTATCTTTTTTAGTAATGCCTCTATTCTAAATTCATACTGTTGTACAGTTGAACTTGTAGTTTCCTGTGAAAAGTTAATGCCTACCATTTAATCTAAATTTAATAATGTTGATTTTGCTATCTCTAACCTTTTATAAATAGCCATTTGAGTAAAAGCATCACCATTTAATACTGCGTGACCTAATTGTTCTTCTAAGGTTTTAATTTCCTTACTTAAAGTTGTTCTTTGTGTTACCATAATTTTAATTTAATTAATATTTCCGTTAAACAAATATAAACAAAAAATTTAATAACTAAAAATAAAAGACAAAAAAAAAGGATTAGAAATTAATCTAACCCCTTTTCATAGGTAACAGAACAGAACAATCAAATGTAGTCAATTACATTGAATCTACAAAGTTTTTATATCTTTTTATCATATCTTCTATTTCGAAGTTTGATAGCTTTATTATTTGTTGTGCTTTAATGCTTAATCTTTCTGCAGTTCCCTCACCATATTTTGCATCTAAGTTTACAGAAAATTTGTATTGCTCACCATACTTAAAAACATTACATCCTGCACATTGCACCTGACAATTTACTTCATCCCACCTAGTAGAATAATGTTTACGTGATTGAAAGTGTCCGTTCTGTAGTTTTTTCCAATGATCTACCTTTCCACAAGTAAAGCAGGTAGCTTTTTCATCTACTGAATTTTTAAGTCTAATATATTGACTAAATACAGTATCTAGCTTTTTAACTAATTTACTTCTGCTTACCTTTTTATTCGATGGCATTATCTAAGATCTGTATAATGTGCCTGATTTCACTTCTTTCAAATTTACCCTCTACCTTTCCATTATATGTTTCTAACTTAATTGAATACATATCTTTTTCTTCTTTCTTGTCCTCTTTGTAAAGGTGGTTTACATCTAATTTGAATTGCATAATTTTAAAATTTTGATTAAAATATTTTTTTATGTAGAATAAAAATAATAAATTTAAATTTTTTTATTTAAACATATAACCAAATATAAATAAATATATCTAAAAATATATATAAATATAAAATAAATATATAATAATAAAATAATAATAATATAATAAAAATAAAGACTTAGGAATTATAATCAATAACTACTTTCCTATTGATTTGAATTTTTCAACTCCTCTACTACCAAAGTAAGCTACATAAACAGTAATCAAAAGTGATTTAAGAAGATCAATCCATTCACTATCTACTCCAAATTCAATATTTAAAGAATCTAATAATATTAAAAACACCATTGATACAGTTAAAAATATTAATGTTAATGGTCTTGTATTTTTAGATAGCCAACTATCAGATAAGTTATCAGACTCCCATCGTTTAGTAATCTCCTGTATTTCTATTGTATCTATTTTAAGCAGTTCTAAGGCAATATCTTTATCAGCATTTGATATATTACTATCTTTTTGTATTAAGCCTTTAGCCTTATCTAAAATACCTACACTTGGAACAACATCACCAATTATTCCAAGTAACTTAGGTGCAATACCTTTTAAGAATTTACCAACTCTAGTTTCAGAAAATTTCTTTTTAGGCATTTATTTATTTTTATTTAGTAAATACCATTTTTGAATAGTATATCCTATTGTTATGCTTAAAAGGATTATTTTTAGTCCTATATCTATATTGGTCATTGATATGCCGAAGCTACTTAAATTTATTAATATTGTTTTGTAATCTGAAATCATTTCTTATCTATTGATTTTAACTTCTTAGAAGCCCAATTAATACCTGATGTTCCACCCCAACCTAACCAAGCAACATAACCATTGTCTTTCCAAGGTGTGCTTTTATTTTCAGGACTTACCTCTGCATTCTTTTTATGTCTTTGAAATGCTGACATTCTAGCAATAGTTTCCCTGCTGATGTTTTCTCCTTTTGCTAATTGGTTTGCTCTAACCCATCCTGTTCTAGTCATTCCCTTAACTTCACTTCCGTATTTATCTCGCCATCTTAATACTTTCTTAGCATTATTCTTTGCTGATTCAGGATAATCATTATAGGTTTCAAGATTAATCATATTACCTTGAAAGGATTTGTAACAAATTGCAATAGCTTGCGACTTATCGTGGTACTGCATAAGTTGAGGTACACACCTAATCATATAATCCTTTTGGTTTTCTCCTATCTTTTTGTTTGGTATTGGCATATTAGTAATTTATGACCAAGTGTAATATACACCTTGCTTTTTAGTAACTAAAACTTGTTTTCTATTTCCCTTTGATTTATATGAAACGTGCAACCATTTTGGCTCTGCACCAAACTCCCAAATTAGTTGGTCAAAATCTAAATTATCTTTTATGTAATGAAACATCTCTAGATTTGTCTTTCCACCCATTGAAGTAATATCTATTGCATTGCCTGTTAAGTGGCTAGAAACTTGTGATCCTTTTATAGCTGAATTTAATTCTTTAGATCTATAAAAACTATTTACTCGTATCGGTGCTTCAACCCAATCACGTAATGGCTCAAAAACTTTTTCAGCTACTAACTTCATATTCTCAATATCTTCATCAGATGGAACATTTTTTATTCCATACTGCTTAGCATAATTTGAATGAGTAGCTTCTTTAAAAGAAATGTGTTTACTTATTTTATTCGCTTTTGATTTTTTCATATTTTAAATTTTATTTTTCAACTTCCTCACCCCTTGGGTAACCAAAGAATGAATGCACAGATTTATCAGCAGGATATACTTCAAAACTTCCAAAGTCTAAAGTATCAGTACTCATAATATCATATGCCCAACCATCATAATATACGGCAGGGGTTAATTCGTGCCCTTGGTCATCATAAGTTGCAGGTATCTTAACTACCTTTCCTATATTAACTACTGCCTGAGTACCATTAATATACTGCATAGATGTAACACCCTCTTCGGTTACTTCTTTCCATACACCTTGACTAACTAAATAGTCAAATCCCTCTTGTTCTGTTGGAAAATTTGTTTTGTAAATATTCATTTTTTTATTTATTTATATTGTTGTTAATGCTGCTAATTCGCTATCGCTTAATGCAGTGTTGTAAACTTTTACGTCTTTAATATTTCCGTAGAATTTAGCAGTTGTTCCGCTTGATGATGCAAAATTTAAAGTATCTAAAGTTCCACTTGTAAAATTCAACCCACTAAAAGAATACCCTGTACCATTTATGTATAGTTTACAACCACTTGCGCTATATTTAAAAGCAAGTTTATTATTGTTGGTTTGTGTGATTGTTTGTACTGTTGAAAATGTTGATGAGCCATTTTCAATAATCGCATAAAGTCTATTTGACGTAAAAAAGTCAAAATATAATCTATTCGACCCTCCATCACTTAAAGATATTATTGTACTTCCTGTTGAAGGACTTAAAAGGCTACACTCAGCATACAAAACACCTTCTGTTGAATTTATTACTTGCTCATTACCTCCATTATTACAAACATCAGCCAACCTCGTTACTGCACTTCCTGATGTAGGAATATACGATGTTGCGTAACTACCAAATTCTGCTTGTCCACCAAACACATAAATACCACTTGTTCCATTTCCTTGATAACTATTAGTGTTATTAGATTCTGCTATATATAAATATGCTCTTTCGCTTGATTGTGATACGTATGTCATTGATATTTTATACCAATCATTAGAAAGTGCTTCAATTTTACCACTTGCATTTGTTTCAGTTCCAACCACCCCATTTCCTAAATCAAAAAACACTTGTGTACCTCCGTAATTTAAAATTTTACACCAAGTTCTTTCAGCTGCTTTTACAAAAAATGATGTTGTATAATTATTACCTGAACTACCACTAAAAAACCCTGAATAAATTTGATGATTTCCATTATTCGTATCCTCAACTAACTTATAAGCATTATTAGTTCCATCGGGCGATGTAAAACCTTGTACTTCTTTTACTGATACGTTGTCTATTGAGCCTGTAAAGTTACTTGTATTTGAGCGAAAATATAAAGGAGATGATATTGTAGCGTAAAATAATACAGTAATGGTTTGTGTTGTTGTTGTTAATCCTTGATACCCTATTCCATCAAAGAATAATCCAACGCTTCCGTTTGTAACTTCAGCATCATAACTTGCTTTGTACCATTTATTAGCTTCTAAAATGCTATACTGAAAAGCCAATCCCGTAGTGACAGAAGCGCCTAACAATTTACCACCTGATATTGTCCAACCTGACTCTTTATTCCAATCACTATCTGTTGCAAAATTTCCATTAGTAACTAACTCACTACCCGCAGTACTTGGGTCTGCTTGAATAGTAGCACCACTCTTTGTCCAATAAGAACTACCAAACGCTTCAGATTGTGTTATTAGGTTAGTTCTTTGTGGCTCAAGTTTTAAAGCACCTTGTGTATTACCTAAAAAATCTATTCTAGGTATTGCATTGCCTACTGTTTCAATTAACCCTGCTTTGTTTACAACAGTTGCACTACTTGCTCTTGTGAAATCAAAGGGAAGAGGCTTGTAGTTGTCATTCTCGTCATTGTAGGCTAAGGTACTACCCTCTTTTGTTGCCCATTGCCCTGCTCCGAATTTTAAAGTATTTGCCATATCTATATTATTGTATATTGTTGTGCGTTAGCCATATCTGAAAAGCTAGTCCAAGAACTTATTTTTTCTAGTTCGCTATCTGTTAATGCTGAATTGTAGTATTGTATTTGTTTAGTGTTTCCGTAGAAATCTTCTGCACCATTACCTCTATCAAACTGAAATGTATTTAATGTATTAGCAGAAAAAGTAACACCGCTTGTATCTGTTGCTACTTCAAAACCATTAACCCATAAACTAAAATCATTTGCTTTATATTTAAGCGATATCTTACTGTTAATTGTAATATCTGAAGATGTATATTGTAAAATGGCTTGATTTCCCCCTGCACCTATATTTGTAACAGTTGCCCATATAGCGTTGCTAATAGTTAGGTATTGAATTCTTACAGTATTTGACGTAGTTCCATCACTTAATGCAATTGTTCTATTTGTTAAATCATCAGCCAAAGCACTTATCTCTGCCATCAATACACCTTCTGAACTGTTAAACGTAGCTGCATCTCCTGCTCCATCGCAAGTTTCTGCATTACGAGTTACTGTACTTCCACTATTAGATTTGATATAGCTTGTTGGATATGAGCCATTTTGAAAATCAGCACCCCATACATAAATAAAATCTCCTTGAGAATTTACACGATTTTCACCTAAAGAAACTTGGGCTTGAGGAGTTGTGTTTTGTGCTTCAATTACAACATAACACCTATACCAACCATTGCCGTAGTTTTCAATACCACTATCAACGTATGTAGAATTTGATAATCCATTTCCAGTAATTGATTGAGTAGATAAGTCAAAATTAAAAAACCTATCTCCACTTGTCGCATCGTAATAAGTAATATTTAATATTGATTTATTACCTATTTTACCAAAAATAGAAAATGTATAATTTTCACCTATTACAACAACTGGTCTTTGTCTAATCCAAGAACTACTAGTGCCAATTTGATTTTTAATAAGTTTAGTTCCGTTTAAAGTACCATCTGGAGATATTATAGAATTAATTACAGAATCTAAATTTACTGCCTGCCAAGTAGACCCAGCAGTTATCGTTTCACTATAAGTAATTAAATTAGTCCTCTGTGGCTCAAGTTTTAAACTAGGGCATCCATTTACAACACCATCAATCAAAGGATATTCAAGTCTAGGAACATTAATTGCCATTTCTTCTATTAATCCACTACTATTTACTCTTGTCGCAGTTGTTGCCCTTGTAAAGTCAAAGTCCCCAACCCCACTTTCAGGTAGTACACTATAAACCTTACTTGCTTTATACCCTGATGGTATCATTGCTAAACTTGGTGTTGCCATTTTAAATATCTTTAATTATTTTTATTTTTATTATCACAGAATATTAATTGAAATCTGCATTATTAACACATCCAATGGCTTCAATAGTACCACCATCTGCGATAACTCTAGCTTCATATTCTCTTGTCAAAGGGTTATTGAAATCATAATAGATGCTTCCCCACCCTACTTTTTCAGGGCTACCCCACCAACTTGTATTATAGATTTCATTTGCCATTGCTTACTTTTTTTTTGTTTTTTTTCTTTAGAAAAACTTTTAACTTTTCAATATTCTTTTTCTTAGGTTTATACGTCATAAAACCCATCCGTTAAATGTTGAATCATAACTAGGGTAAATATCATCATTCGTGTTACTTGTGTATTCAGGATATGTTGCCTGATTAAAACTCATAAAATCAATAAATCTTCTAGAATACCATTCTGCATTTGTTCTTGCTTTTTCAACTAAAAAATCTATTTCGTTTTTATCTACTGAAACTGAGTTTTCTGATGTATGTTTAAATACCCCACCTTGTTTTACCTGATATGCAGCAAAAGGATAGTAATTAGCCTGTGAATACCATATTAACATAGGTACAATATAGTCATCTAAAATTGTTTTCCATCTTGCATTAGCAGGATCATCTATGTTTGGAATTGCAGTAGCTAAACCATTATACAAATCTGTTCCCATTATTTGCTGAACATCTATTTCCTGTGCTATCTTTACAAATTGTATAAACTTGTCTGTCGAAATATTCCCATCCATTATGGAATTTCTGATAAGGTCTGTTCTATTTATGAATAGTTGTGTAGCCATTTATCTTCTTTTATTTGTTGGTAAAAATCCCTCGTTTGGCATATCAATAGGTCGTTTAGCAACCAACTCACTATTCTTTTCAGGTTTAAATCCTGCCTTTCTAGCTTGGTTTACACTAATTGTAGGTGCAAGTGGGCTATTAATATCAATACTTCCTTTTCCTTTCTTCATATAAGTCTTACGCATCCAAAAATGGTGGCAAGCCCCACCGCCTTTGTAAAACCAAATGGAATATGTATCAGCACCTCTTGGTCCCCAACCTGCATTAACTGCTTGTTTACTCATCATTTCAATATCTTCTTTTCGATATATCTTTTTAGCTGCTACCATTTTTTGACAAAAATCTCTAGTAACATTTTTACCCTCTTTGTCAAATGTATCTTTTAAAGGTGCATATTGATAACGAACTTTAAATTGTGTACCATCAACTGTTTCATCTTGACTACTTTTTGCATTTGGTCTAGCAGTTCCTGTTGATACAAATTCCCATAGTTTAGAAAGTAAACTTTTTCCTTTTGTGTTTAGTTGATCTATCTGATAATCCAAAGCATCTTCTGCTTCATAATCAACTTTTCGTTCGTCAATTAATTCCCATTCAGATAAATCTTCATCTTCACCAAAAGATTCTAAAGTAACCTCTTCTAACTTAATACAATTAGGTACTTTCTTTCCATCTTTATCTTTCATACCTCTTTGCTCGTATCCATCCCAACAAGGTGCTTTAAGTTCTTCGTGACTTACACAAGGCATAAAATAAGTAACACCCTCTACCTCGTGTTCGTGATATCCACCACACCCCATTTCTTCAGCTACCTTTTCTGCTTCTTCTTTAGTTTCATAAGCCTGTTTTCCATCTATCTTTTTCAAGCTAAACTTTTGCATCTCAACCCCTGTTTCTTCTTCAATAGTTTCTTTATCTTGGATAGATTGGTCTACTTCAGTAAATTCTAAAGGTTGTAAGGTCGTAAAGTATAGGTTTAAGCTAATATCATTGTAAGAAAGTATTCTATCAAAGCTATCTATTAAAAGTTCCTGAAAAGGTCTTATAACGGTGTTATCCATTAATAAACTAGCAGTCTTTATTTCGTCTGCATTGTTTCCTAATCCTGATTGGTCTTTTATACCTAACAACATAGGACTTACAATCCTGTGGGCAACCATTATTTTCTTAGTTGATTCTTCAGAAAGGAATTGATATTGGTTATGTGCATCAGATAACTGCACAGGGGTTATTTCTGCTTGACTTTCTTTATTATCATTAAATGCTAGAATGAATTTCCCTGCATTGCTAGATCCTGAAAACTTTTCAGCAATCTTATTCTCTATTAATTGTCTTTCTTGTTGGTTAGGTGTACCATTGTTAAAGTTAATTAACATACTAGGACTGAGTCCGTTAAGAATATTATTCAAATGATAGTTAGATACCTCTTCTTCAAGTTCTGCATACTG